GCGCGGCTGGAAAGTAGACGCCACTGTCGCCGGCACCTATCTACTGACGGGCACTGCCGCCAGCCCACTGCACAACTGGCTGACAACGGCTGCAGCCGGTTCCTACGCTCTTACTGGCACCGATGCCGCCGGCAATATCGGCCACTTCATTGCTGCTGCGGCTGGCTCCTATGCGCTGACTGGAGCCGACGCTTCACCGCTGCACGGCTGGAAGCTAGACGCTACTGTAGCGGGGTCCTACGCCCTCACCGGCACTGCCGCATCACCGCTGCACAATTGGCTCGCCACTGCAGCGGCCGGCTCCTATCTGCTGACCGGCACCGACGTCGCACTACTTTATGCGCCGTTCGGGGCGTTCATCATCGCGGCAGAGGCCGGCAGCTACGTCCTGACCGGCACTGCGGCTACCCCGCTGCATGGCTTGCTGGTCACCGCCGCACCAGGGTCTTACGCCCTGACCGGCACTGATGCGACGCTGACCAAGACCACGCTCGGCGCCTTCTCCATTGTGGCCGATCTTGGTTCCTACCTGCTGACCGGCACCGATGCCGGCTTGATCTATCTGCCGCTGGCACCAACGACCCCGGTTCAGACCCGTGGAGAATGGCCGGAGAAGAAGCGCAGCCGGTCGCCAGATCGCATCCAGGCGGCGCGGGAGGCCCGTGAGAGCTTCCGCCAATCGCTCGAAAGGCTCTATGACGGCGGCGACTACAACGCCCCTGTCGAGGTCCTACAAGAAGCCCAGGACGAGGCGATCGCCACCGTCAATGCGCTGGGCAAACTGCCAGTTTGCCCAATTGAGCAACTGAAGGTTGCCGAGGACCTCATAAGAGCCATTCAAGAGCTCATGAGGCAACGGCAGATGGACGAGATGGGCGCCGCGATTGCGCGTGACCACCTCAATGAGACGATCGACATTGCGGCCGAGGTCTACCGCAAGACGCGGTTCGACTATCTGGCTCGCATAGCCCTGCTGACAGCGGAGTGATCAATGCTAGACGCGCCTGACGGCAACATGGTGCAGGAGAAAAAGAAGGTGGCGGCCAATATCGCCATGGCCTTCATGCAGCACCAGCAGCTGACCCAGCAACTGGCGCAGCAGATGGTCGAGATGATGCAAGAACTGAAGCAGCAAAACCAGATGATCATCCAGCTGCTGACGACGCCCAAGCGGTCGACGGTTATCAGGCACCCACAGACCGGCGACATCATGGGTTCAGAGCAGGTGCCCATCATGCCGCAAGATAATTAGAAGGAGAGACTCCAATCGCTACATACACCAAATATCAGCGCTTCGTCGAAAACCTTTGCAACAAGCTCATCGACGCTTTTGGGACCACCGATGTCTGGAAGGCGGTCATTCACACCGACGCGCCGGTGGTGGCGACAGACAATGTGCTGGGCGACCTCACCCAAATTGCCGGCTCCAACGGCTACACCACTGGCGGTTCCGATATCACGTTCAACAGCACCATCACCACCGGCACGGTTACGGCTACCGCCGTTGACGTGGTGTGGACGGCGAGCGGTGGAAATCTCGGGGCATCGACCACCGGGCGCTACTTCACCATCTATGACGATACCTCGGCGCTCGACAACCTGTCGCACTATTACGACTATGGGGCCACGTTCACGGTGGCGACCGGCGAGACCATGACTTTAGATTTTGGCGCCAGCCTGTGGACGCTGGCATGACATGCTGGAGGTTCCTACCGAGCCATTCCTGCTCGGCAACCAGTGGGTCAATCCAGACTTCCACATCCCTGTCGGGATGGATGGGCCATCAGAACTTGGTATCTTCTGGCTTATCCATGAGGCGCGTCATTACTACTGGCTGACACCTGACGAGCGTCATCAATACTGGTGGGACCAGGAAGCATCCCATCATGTGGGGGCCTGCCCTCGTTATTCTGTCGCCAAGATGCTTCACCTGTTGCCGGCCAAGTTCCTCAACGATCTGGTCGGCAATGCAACCAAGCCATGCTGCAAGAACCCCGTCGCCCATGACATAGAAGCTTTCTATGTCTCGGAGACAGATAAAGCGAGTGCATCACCCGACATGATCTATGTTCTGCACTGCACCTGCGGGCGCAAGCATCGGCGGCAATGCGTCGGCGGCGGTCAGCGGCCATTCTGGGATGTAAGATAAGGGCCATTTAGATGGCCACGGTCACTAAGCTTACCAGTGTTTCCAGTACCACCTTCAATGACATTCTTACGACCAGTGCGGTAATTACTGCCGCCATTGGCGACTACCTGGTGGTAGTTCTCGCCGCCACCAATGCGATGCCGGATGGCTCGTCATCCTTTCTAGATCTGGTCGATAGCGACGGCATCAATACCTATACCGTCCGCGCCCATATCAATAATAACCGTGAAGGTAGCAGCAATTTAGGTACTACGCTGGTTCTGGCCACCTGTGCGGTGACCGATACGCTGACCAGCGCGACGATCAGTGCAAACTTCGACCCAGCCTCAGCGGGGGCTGGCACTCGAACCAAGGCAATGACCGTCTATCGCATTCAGTCGGCGGGCACAATTTCCTATGTGACCGCTGATGCGACGGGGCAGACCGGTAACGATACACTACACGCCGCGAATACGGTTTCGGTCGTCAACGGCAACATAATATTCGGCGCTGCTGCCCTTGAAACCGGCATCTCGATTACCGGTGATACGGATACGCTCAATGGCAGTTGGTCAGCCGTCGAGACGGTAGTCGCCGACCCCGGCAGCACAGACGATATTAACCAGTCGTGCGTATCACAATATAAAACCGTTACCGCAACGGGCAACCAGTCGTGGTCGTGTTCGACCACTACGGCCAAAGACAGCGCCCGTTCGTATGTCGTTATCAAGCCAGCTGCCACCGCCTTCTCATTGGCTACGGCGCAAGGCGGCTATAATCTAAGCGGCACTGCCGCTACCTTGCGACTTGGCATCCCGCCACTGGTGGCTGGGGTTGGCTCCTACGCCCTGACCGGCACGGACACCACGCCCGAGCACGGGTGGCTGGTAACCGCCGCCCCCGGCAGCTACGTCCTGACTGGCACCGATGCCGGCACGCTGCATGGTTGGGTGACCCGGGTCCTTAGCATTGGCGGCTATGCCCTGTTCGGTACTGACGCTTCGCCGTTCAAGACCCCGGTGGCGGGGCAGGCATTGCCGGCGGGCGCCGGCTCCTATGTCCTGACAGGGCAGGACGCCAGTCTACTGCACGGTTGGCTCCTGGCGGCGTCAGCTGGCTCCTACGCCCTGTCAGGCACTGCCGCCTCGCCGCTGCAGGGCTATCGGCTCGATGCGACGGTTGCCGGTTCCTATGTCCTGACCGGGTCGGCGGTGTCGCTGAACGCGACTACCGGCAACAAAACGCTGATTGTCGATTCCGGCACCTATCTGCTGACCGGCACCGCGGCATCGACCCTTGTCGGCTTCAGAGTGGCGGCCGACCCCGGTAGCTACGCCCTCACCGGCACACCGGCCACCCTGACAGCATCGGTTCCCGCAACGCCACCCATCAGAGCGATGGGCGAACCGCCAATTGCTCGAGAGCGGCGGCGGCGTAACGAGGCAGAGCGGGCGCGGGCTCTTGAGCAGCAGCGCAAGGCGCGCGATCGACTAAAGCGCGCCATCGGCCGTCTGCTTGAGGGCCTGCCGCCGGAGTTCGATGCACCGGAAGAGCTTGCCCAAGCGGAAGAGAACGCGGTTGAGGCGCGCAATCTGCTCTATGCGATGTCGGCGCCGATCCGCGAGATCAATGCGGTCAATGAACTGATTTCGACCATCCACGCCATGCGGGTGGCCAAGCCGATCGTCCAGCTGGAACTGGCCCGAGCCTACAACCAGGCCTACCGGCACCTGATACAAAAGGCCCAGGAAGACGTGGCCATGACCCTGTTGCTAGGAGAATAAAATGGCGTTTAGCTCTTCGATCTATAGGGTTGTGGATGTTACGCTGACGACAGACACTGCCGCATATGCTCCGAACGATGTCCTAGTTGCCACCCAATCTCTTTTTTCTGCCTCTGACTTCGGTGGCCAGCCCGTCAAGCTGCAAACATTGACCGTCACCGATGCCAGCGTCCAGACATGGGCCGCCGATCTCTATTTCCTCGACAGCAACGTGACTTTCGGCGCCGCCAATGCGGTGGTGACCCTTAGCGCCGCCAATGCCGGCCGCATCATAGGTCGCCATTCGATAGTCGCTGCCGATTTCACCGGCTTGGTGCTAAGCCGCGCCGCTTCATACAAGAATATTGGGCTGATCTTGCCAGGTGACACATGGCTGGCGGCGGTTCTCATCACCGGCACTCCGACCTTCTCGGCAACGGCAATAAAGCTGCGGATGGGCTTTGACCTATGATCAGGGGCACTTGGGTCTGGGACAAGGAAGCGCAGAAGCTGGTCCCCAAGGCTGAGTTCTATCGCAACCGGCCGCAGCAACTGCGCTCCGACTTCCCGACGCCGATGCTGTCGCGCGGCCAGATGGACGACACATGGAACCCGGTCGACGGCAAGTTTTACAACAACCGGCGCGACTACGAGAAAGCCATCCCCAAGGGCAACCACATCATCGAAAAGGGCGAAGAGCCCAAGATCCCCGATATCGATCAAAAGCAGGTCGAGCAGGCAGTTGCCGATTCATGGGACCAGATGGAAGCTGGCTATAAAGGTGAATAATGAGTGACGTTCCAAATGTTAGTGGCGAACCCCTATCAAATGCCCATGATGTTGCCGCCGATGTCGCATCTGCCTGGCTTGAGGAAGAAGGCAAGGTTGACGGCTCCATCATGGAGGCACCGCCGCAGCCCCATTACCAAGGCCAGCCGCGTGACGATCAGGGCCGGTGGACCGCCGAGCAGCAGGCAGCGGCCGAAGCCCAGCAGCAACAGCAACAGCAGCCGCAGCCGCAGCCGCAGAACTTCCCACAGCCGCCCGGTGGCTGGTCGCCGGCCGCCAAAGCGGAATATATGCGGCTGGCGCAGCAATACCCGGACCACCCCATCGTCCAGGCGGTGCAGCAGCGCGAGGCCGAGGTCAATGCCGGCTTTCAAATCTATCAGGGCCTGAAGCCCTACATCGAGCAGGCGCAGCAGGCCGGTACGACACTGCCTGACGCCATTGCCAATTGGATGCAGGCCGAGAACATCCTGGCGACCGATTTCTATAACGGTATCGGCTGGCTGTGCCAGCGGTTCGGCGTCAATCCCGAGCAGCTCATTGCGCAGTATTACGGACAGCCGCAGCAACAGCAGCAGAACGATCCCACTACGCGCTATCTGCAGCAGCTGCAGCAGCAGGTCCAAGGCCTATACCAGATGCAGGAGCAGCAGCAGTCGGCTGCCATCAACCAGGAGCTCCAGGCATTCAAGGATGATGGCCATATCTGGTTCGACAACCTCGAGCCGGCAATGGCTGAAATCTTCAAATTCGAGCGCAGCCAAGGACGAAACCTTACCTTGCAGGAGGCCTATGACGCAGCGGCTTGGGGTCATCCCGAGACGCGCGCTATCCTGTTCGAACACTATTTCGGCAATGGCCAATCACGCGGCCGGAGCCAACCTCCACCCCCATCAGACAGGGGCCGGAGCCTAAACCCCGGTTCACCGATTCCTGGTGTCTCGGGCCAGAGACAGCCAAAGAAGTCAGTAATTGACGAGGTATCAACCCTCTGGGACGAGCTGTCAGGGATCTAAACCCCTGAAAGGGCCGCGATATGGCCTCGCCAAATCTGAGCGAGCTTATCACGACCACCCTCCGCAACCGCACCGGCAAACTCGCCGATAACGTCACCGATAACAATGCCCTGCTCATGCGCCTTAAGCAGAAGGGCAACGCTCGGCCGGCGGGTGGTGGTCGTACCCTGGTTCAGGAACTGGATTACAACGAGAACGATACTTTCTTGTGGTATTCCGGCCTGGACACTCTCAACGTCACGCAGCAGGACGTTCTGACCTCTGCTGAGTTCGATTGGAAGCAGTGCGCTGTTTCCGTCATTTTCTCCGGCCTCGAGCTACTTCAGAACTCGGGCAAGGAGCGGGTCATCGATTGGTTGGCCGCGAGGGTCACCAACGCAGAGCGAACGATGACCAACCGCATTGCCCAGGGCGTCTATGCTCCGGGCACCGGGTCTGGTGGCAAGGAAATTGGTGGACTCCAGTTCCTCGTCTCGACCACCCCGACGACCGGCATCGTGGGCGGCATCAACCGTGCCACGGCCACCAATGCCTTCTGGAGGAATTTCGCCAGAGATTCGTCCTCGGCATCACCGTCAGTCACTGCCGGTCCCACGACCGTTCAGTCTGAGTTCAACCTCATGTATTCGAACATCGTGCGCGGCCGTGACAAGCCGGATCTCATCATCGTGCACAACACGTGGTGGAACTACTACCTGAACAGTCTGCAGCTGATTCAGCGCATCACCGACGACAATATGGGCCAGGCCGGATTCATGTCCCTCAAATACATGGAAGCCGACGTGGTTCTCGACGGTGGTGTTGGTGGCAACTGCCCGACTGACACTGCGTATTTCTTGAATACCGACTACATCCATTATCGCCCGCACACTGACCGTAATATGGAACAGATCAACGGCGATAGAATGAACACTAACCAGGACGCCATTGTGAAACTCATCGGCTGGTGTGGAAACATGACCTTGTCGAATGCGTTTTTGCAAGGCGTTCTCACCGTGTAAGGGAGGTCAGGAACAATGGCAAACTGGCATCCCATCGATAATGTGATTGGCTTCCAGCCGATCGAAACGACTGAAACGACGCAGAAGCACCCCGAGGGTACGCTCATGAAGGCTCGTCATGAGACCTTCGGCACGAGCGAGTTCATTTACCTCAAGGGTGTGGCGTCAACTGCGGTGGGGTCTGTGGTCACCTATGACCAGTTTCTCCACACGACAACGCTTGCCCCGGCGACCGGCGGCATTGGACCCGTAGCAATTGCTATGTCGGCCAATGTCGCACTTCAATGGGGATGGTACTGCATTGGCGGGTCCTGCCCTGTGCTGGCTCCTAATGCCGTGGCCCCTGGAGCGGAAGTGTTCATGCTGGCAGCCACTCCTGGCTCTGTTGACGATGCCGTCGTTGCATCCGAGCAGATCCTGGGCGCGGTGTTCTCGGCCACAACCCCGGCACCTGTTGCCGGGCAGGCCACCGTCAGTATCAACCGACCCTTCCTGCAGGGCCGGATCACCTAAAGCCTATGGGCGGGGTGATGAGCCCCGCCCTTTCATATTAGGAACCCCCCATGAGTTTCACCGACGACTATGGCTTCGAGTGGCAACAGCCAGCGCAGGGTCAACTCAAGCCCAGCCGCTTCATCACCTTCGAGGTGGTGGCGGAAAAGGACGATGTGCTGTCCGACGAGGCGGGTCGCCCGGTCCACAAGGACGTGGATTATGTCCACATCCGCAATGCTGGTTCGCGCGACGAACTCATCAACCGGGCGCAGATGTATATCAAGCAGAACCCCAAGGATGATGAGGTCAAGGCGCGCTACCGAGCCTGGAAGGATGCCGAGAAGCGCAACATCATCAAAGGGACCCCGATCAAGGAATTGCCCTTTCTAGGGCGATCAGATATTGCCGACTTCCATGCGCTCAACGTGTTCTCGGTCGAGCAGCTGGTGACCTTGCCGGACTCGGCCAAGCACCGTTTCCACAATATCAACCACATTATCGCCAAGGCGCAGGCCTTCCTGGACATTGCCAAGGACACGCAGCTCGCCACCAAGCAGGCGGCGGTGATCAATGAGCAGAACCAGCGGATTGACCAGTTGCAGGCGACCATCAAGGAGATGGGCGACCGCATCGACGCCATGAAGGTGAGCAAATGACCCATAAATACGAGATCAGGCTAAGGGCCGATGGCTATTGGCTGCACAAAGCAAGCGAGGATGGTAACTTCCCTGTCTGTGGCAACTATTGGGGCCCATTCGGGACTCTGGATGCTGCTGAATCTGCGTGGAAGAAAGAGGTATCTGGCAAAGTATGGAAATACAGCGATGAGGCGGAGATAGAATGAGTCTCACCAAAATCGGTCATCTGTGGGTCTATGAGGATTGGCCAAAGTGGGATCCCATCTTCAAGACAATCGCAGAAGGATACGTCTGGAAACCAGACATCTCTTGGACCGGGCGCATGGAACTCTCTAACCGTAATCTGGAGGGTCCATGTCTCTCCTCAGCGTAGTCCAGGCAGTCTGCAGGCAGCTCGGGCTACCGCAGCCCGTTGCTGCCTTCTCGGCCACCGACGACATGGTCGAGCAGATCGTCATCCTGGCCCAGGAGGCGGGTGACGACCTGATGCGCGATCACGACTGGAGCGTTTTGACCGTGGTCAAGGACTTCACCGGTAGCGGCGTGCAGGAGCAGACCGAACCGCCCAGCGTATCGATTGCCTTTGACCGTTTCGCGCAGAATACCGACATTTGGGACCTTGGCAGGAAGTGGAAGCTGGTCGGCCCGCATACGCCGCACGAATGGCAGCGCATCACCATCGACGATGTCGGCCGCCCATATGGCTATTGGACGATGCTCGGTGGTCTCATCAACATTCTGCCCGTTGCCGCTGTCACCGACACCTTTCGCTATACCTACATCACCAAAAACTGGATCCGGGTGGCGTTGGGCAATCAGGCATCCGACATCGGCGAATGGAATGCCGACACCAATACCTCGCTGATGCCGGAACGCCTCATCAAGCTGTCGACCATCTGGCGCTGGAAACAGGCCAAGGGCCTGTCCTATGAAGAGGACATGGCGACATTCGAGCGCGAAAAAATCCGCCACATAGCCCGCGATCGGGGGCCACGAATGATCACCACGACGGAATGGGACCGCGAACGCGATCACCGTCTTGATAACTGGTATCCAGGGACTATCGGGTGAGACAGGCCCTGGTCCCCGCCGGCCGCCAGCCTGCCCGCAAGGCACCGGCGCTCATCGAGACCCGTACCATCCCGGCCCCCATCAAGGGCTGGACGGCGCAGGATAGCTTGGTGGAGGCACCGCCCGGCACTGCGCCCATCCTCGACAACTGGTATCCCGAGGCCGATGCGGTTCGCATCAGGCGTGGCTATGAGAGCTTCTCGACCGGGGTTGGCGGATCGATCCGCACCATGATGGCTTACGTCTCGGGGACGGTGCAGAAGATGTTTGCCGCCCGCTCCAACGGCACGATCTATGACGTGACCAGCGCCGGCGCGGCGGCGGTGAGCTATTCGACCGGACGCAGCAGCGGCGACTACCAATGGACGATGTTCGGCAATGTCGCTGGGCAATACCTCTACATCGTCAATGGTGCCGATTCACCGATCTATTTTGACGGGACCAGCTGGGTCGTGCCGGTGCTCACCGACATGCCCAACATCAACAACCTAATCGGCATCGTTGCCCATAAGAAGCGCCTGTGGTTCGCCGAAGAGAACACGCCGTCACTGTGGTATCTGGATACCGACGCGATTGCTGGCAGTTTGAGTGAGTTCGACATCTCGGGCCAGCTGACCAAGGGCGGTCATATCATGGCGCTGGCGACATGGACGATCGACGGCGGTGCCGGCGTGGACGACCTGCTGGCCATCATCTCGAGCGAAGGCCAAGTGGTGGTCTATACCGGCCTCGATCCGACCTCGGCCACGCAGTGGCTGTTGCAGGGAGTTTACGACATTGGAAAGCCAATTGGTCGAAAGTGCGTGTACAAATTGGGAGGCGACTTGGTGGTGGTCACCGAGGACGGGCTCATACCAATGTCAGTGGCACTGCTCACTGATCGGACAGCAGCGGCCGAAAAATCTTATAGTCGTCGTATCCGGCGGGCTTACAACGATGCGGTGAGGCTGGGGGTCGCCGAGTTTGGTTGGCAGCTAGAGACCCATCCGCGTAACCAGATGGCGCTGCTGAACATCCCACCGGTAGCAGGCACCCCCACCCAGCAGTTCGTCTACAACGTGACCACCGGTGCCTGGGCGCGCTGGACAAATATGGACGCCGCCTGCTGGCTCCAGTTCCAAGGAGGGCTCTACTTTGGCGGACCAGCCGGAACAGTCTTCAAGGCCGACAGCGGTACCAGCGACAATGGAGCAGCGATCCCTGCAAGAATGCTCCCGGCTTTTGACGATCTTGGGGCGCCAGGACGTGTCAAGTACGTCACAGGGATTACCCCCATATTGTCAAGTGACGTACCCAATGCCGATGCGCGTCCCAGCGTGGTATGCGCAGTGGATTATACGGAACCTGGCTACACCAACCAGGTCGCCGACGAAATCTCGCTAGGGGTCGGCAATTTCGGCATCTGGGGCGTCAGCCTGTGGGGTCAATGCGTGTGGTTCGGCGAGTCGACGACCCGCAAATGGCGCTCCGGTGGCAATGCCGGCAAGGCCATCTCACCGGCCTTTTCAGTCGATCTCGCCTCAGCGACCTCGGGAAGCAATTTCAAGTTTCGGGTCATCGGCTTTGACATCAACTTCCAATATGGGGCGCAGCTTTAAATGGGGCAGAACTTGGGGCCGGGAGGCGTCACTCCGCCGGCCAACGAGCGGACTCGAACCGCCTGACTCAGAAAGGCTCATTACCATAACATGAGAGTTATTGTTGACAAAGCGGAAGAGGTCGCAGCCTGGGCCTCGAAGCGCCTTCATACCAAGTTCGTCGCCCCCTATAGCGCCATTGGCTTCGAGACCGATGCCGGCAAGCCGATTGGTGCCCTGATTTTCAACGACTACACTGGGGAAAATATCGAGATGTCGGTGGTCGGTCTGTGGACCAAGAAGATGTTCCGGGTGGCCGGCGACTACTGCTTCAACCAGCTGGGTGTCCAGCGGGTGACGGCGCGGACCAGGGTCGACAAGCCCAAGGTCATCAACGTGATTATTGCCGCCGGCTTTCGCTATGAGGGCCGGGCTCGGCGATACTACCCCGGCGGATGCGACGCCATCCTGTTCGGGATCCTGAAGGAAGAGTGCGACTGGCGCCTTCCAGCAACACAAATAAGTGAGGTGTGATCATGGGTAGTGGTGGAACAGGCGGCGGACGAACTGGCAGCGATGCGTCGGGCTCTCCTCTCGGACCGGCCGGCGGTGTTGGTGTATCGACGCGGATTGGTGGCGGTGGCGGCAAGGCTGGTTACGGAGAAACATCCGCCAACACGAACTATTACAAGGCGCCGCCAGGGTATCGGGTCGAATTTCGCAAGGGCGAGCCTGTTTATATCAGGAACACGCCGCAGCCTAGCGGCCCTACGACAGCAGCAAGTCAGACCGTGGCTGGCGGTCGCGGCAAGTAAAGGATCAAGATCATGGGTAGTGGTGGATCAGGCGCCGGTCCCGGAACCGGCGGTGGCAGCTTTGCTGGCGGCAGTGGCTGGGGTGGCACCATGGGTGGTGGCTCTGGCTATGGGGGCGATCTCGGTGGTCTCGGCACTGCTGGGACGATGAGCGGCGGCGCTGGTGGTGCTGGCATGGACGGTTATGGCGGGGGCGGTCAGGCCGGGATGAGTGGCTCGGGCTGGAATGGGGCTGGCGGCTCCGCTGGAGGTATCAATCCTGTCGGTGGATATGGCGCCGCAAGGCCAGCAAGTACGGCACCGCCGGCCATTAAAAACACCAAGCCCGCCTACACCGGCACCGTACCTCCTGGCTACCATGTTACGACAACGCAAACCGGGTATGTGCCAGGGGAAGGCCCGATGTATACCCACACGCTGGTCAGCAATGCGCCATCGCCCAGTCCCATAGGTGGCGTGACATCGCCAGGGATGCCTGGCGGCATGTCGCCAGGCGGGTTTGCCGTCAATGCAGGTGGCTTCAATCAGGTTGGAAATACCAACACGGGCCTTGGAGCTAAAGCCCCGAGTTTAGGCGACCGCAATCTAGGCTCAATGGTTGGGGGCACCGGCGGCTCTATGACAACTGGTGGCGCCCAAGGTGGTGGATTGAACCGGACCGGCACATCCGCAGGGAGATTCTAATGGGCAGCGGTGGATCGGGCGCAGGCGCGGGCGGCGGCGGCTATAGCGGCGGCGGTTTAGCCAATACCGGCGGCACGGGCTATGGTGGTGATCTCGGCGGGTACGGTACAGCTGGCGAGATGTCAGGCGGTGCTGGCGGATCTGCGATGGCGGGCTTCGGCAATACCGGCGCTGGCGGCAGCGGCATGGCCGGGGTTTCTTCCATGAGTGGCATGACGCCGCCTGGGTTTACTCCGAGCTATGGCGACCCTCGCGGCACAAGCATCGGCATGGATGCCTATGGCAACTATAAAGGCACGCCGGGATATGTTGGGATGGGCGCTCCAGGCAAGCCAACGACTATGAACGCCAGAGACTTCATGGCCGCTAAAGTAGCGATGAAACCGAAGAGCTTTAGCACAGCAATCCCGACGACAACCAATCCGCTCTCGCCAGCTATCGTGAACACCGTTGCGCCGTACGTGTCAGGGGTTGCTAGCTTTAGCCCCTACGGCACCAATCCATTCACTCAAAACCATCTGATAGGCGGGGTCGGAAGATCACCTACGTTATCTGGTACGGGAACGATAGGACCGCAGGTTGGCATACACGCCGGCCCCACCAGTGGAATGGCCGGTAGTCCTGCGGGAGTAGGGTTGCCGGGTGGGAATTACTCAGGTCCGGCCGGCACTAATGGGCTGGGCAATACGGGTGGGTATAGCGGCAACTTCAGCGGCATGGGCGGGCGGTTCAAGTGATGTCCAATCGTCGCCACGGAATATGACGTGATAGAGAATACCGAAAAGGGTTAACGTCCATATTGCGTATATCATCTCCCAAGATAGAAACCGAATGGAGGCATAATTATGGGCAGTGGTGGATCAGGTGCTGGCGCTGGTGGTGGCGGCTATAGCGGTGGTGGGCTCGCCAATACGGGCGGCACGGGCTACGGTGGCGATCTCGGAGGCTATGGAACCGCCGGAGAAATGAGCGGCGGTGCTGGCGGATCTGCGATGGCTGGGTTTGGCAATACCGGGGCGGGGGGTTCTGGCATGTCCGGCGTTTCGAGCATGTCCGGCATGACGCCGCCTGGGTTTACTCCGAGCTATGGCGACCCTCGCGGCACAAGCATCGGCATGGATGCTTACGGGAATTATAAGGGCACGCCGGGATATGTTGGGATGGGCGCTCCGGGCAAACCGAGCACCATGAATGCTAGGGACTTCATGGCAGCTAAAGTAGCGATGAAGCCGAGGAGTTTCAGCACACCGCTTCCGCCCTCGACACAGCCGCTGGCGGTTGCTGGATATGCTCCAACGCCAATCCGGTCTTTCAGTTATGCGCCGATTGGCAGCTATCCATCGCCATCGATCTTCAACGATACGATGTCACGTCCGAATTATCCGCCCTCTTTCTCAGATCCTAGAGGGGCGGTGCGACCCAGTGGTGGTAACCTATTGGGGAACCCCGGTTCCAACATGCCCGCCGCTCCCGGATTCCAGAATGGGCCTACTAAGCCCGGCACATTCTAACCAATGAGGTATAGTTATGGGCAGAGGTATGCAAAATCTACCGCCTTATGGGCAGATGGGCGATTGGCCGAGGTTTGACGCCAATACTGGAGGCTGGGATCATCCTTTCCACCCCCAGCCACCGACACCAATGCCGCCCATCACTCCGCCACCTGCCAGTGGGTTCCCCGGTGGTGGTGCCACTGACGGGATATTCCCCGGCGGTGCTGCCGGGGGGTTCCCGAGCTTTCCCCACGGCTCAACTGGTGACACCACGGGTCGGGTCGGTAACGGCTGGGGCAAGATATCCGGTCGTGAGTCAGGGCCCGGCAATGCTCTCAGCCGGTCCTTCTCGGCCACTGGTTCGAGCGGCGCCAATCGTCCAAAGGGTAGCAGCACATGAACTCGCCACAGCAGCCGAGCCCGGCCCAGACGGCCGCGGCTCAGATGGGCGTCAACAACCAGCAGGCAGCCCTCACCCAGGCCTATGGAATGCCCAACCAGGTCGGGCCATATGGCACCCAGACCAGCACCCAGACCGGCACCCGCACCGTTCCTGCGGTAACCAAGGTCAACAAGAAGGGCAAGACGGTCGTCGTCACCCCTGCCTATGACGTGCCGGTCTACACCCAGACCACGACACTGGACCCGGCCCAGCAGCACCTGCTTGACCAACAGAACCAAGCTGGAGCCGCAGGCAACGATCTGGCGATTGCTCAGATCGATCGCCTGAAGGGTGTTCTCAGCCAGCCGCTCGACCTGTCGAATGATGCGGTCTCGGGCTACATCACCGACCTATACCGCAAGCGCCTCGACCCAATATGGAACGAACGGGCCACCCAGCTCGACACATCACTGCGCAACAAGGGTCTACAGCCGGGCACGGCAGGATATGACGCAGCGATGCGGGACTTCAACGCCGGCCGCAACGATGCCTATGACACGGTGCTGCGCAATGCCCGCGCGCAGAGCGTTCAAGAGATGGTGCTGGGCCGGCAGGAGCCGATCAACGAGGCTGCAAGCCTGAGAACCGGTGGTCAGGTCAATCTGCCACAGTTTGCCAATATAGGCGGCCCGCAGGTCCAAGGCGTCGACTATGCCGGGCTGCAGGCCAACAACTACAACCAGCAGATGGCACAGAATAACGCTTTCCTAGGCGGCCTTGCCGGTCTCGGCGGTGCTGGTCTGCAGGCTGCCGGAATGGCCTATGGCGGTTGGAAACCAACGACGGGAACCCCATAAATGGCAATTCCCAGCTTCATCATCCCGGCCGGCAATATCGAGCGCCGGCGCCGGCTGGCCGACGTGCTGGGCCAGGAGGGCGCCAGCACCGCGCCAGTCCAGTCGTGGACCCAAGGGGCCGCTAGGGTGGCCCAGAGCCTCGCCAGCGTGCTCGGCAACTACCAGGCCAACCAGCAGGAGCAGGCGCGCTACAAGGCGCTGGGCGAGGCCATGGGCGGCGCCTACACGCCAGAACAGCTCTTTGCGACCGGCGACCCGACATTGATTCAGGCGGCCCAATTCCAGGCCCAGCAGGCGCAGCGCAAGCTTGAGGCCGACCGCCAGCAAGCAACCCTCGATATGCTGGTGCAGCAGAATGCTCGCGCTGCTGAGGCCCAACTGCACCCGCACGTCACCCGTGGTGAAGGGGTCTACAATCCGGCGACGCAAAGTTACGACTTCCCAGCTGGGGCCCCAACCCCGGCAGTAACGCCGTTTGAGCAGAAGCAGCAACAGAACGCCGCCGAGCTCCAGCAGGAGAACCAGCAGCGGGTCGAGGGGGCAAAGAGCTTCCTCGCCAATGCCGATGCCGTGCAGGGATCGATCGGTCAGTACGAGCAGACGGGAACCGATCCGAAGACCGGCAAGCCAATCATGACGTTCAAGGGCAATGACAACCTGTTTGGACCTATCCAAGGTTCGCCCGCTTGGCGTGCGATAACCAACTACACGGGCGACCCCTACGGCAACGAGGCCAAGCGCACCGACTTGGCTAAGAGCCTCGATGCTCTATCCTTCGACGTGGCGCGGATGAAGTACCCCAAACAGGCATCAGCGGGCGGTAAGGCGGCACTCCAGCTCGGGCGCAACACATTGCCCGACCTAACCGACCCCAACGCCGAGGCGGCATGGAATACCCTCCAGGCCCGCAAGGAAGAGGCGCAGCGCATCATTGAGCAGTACGGTGGGGCAGCACCTGGCGCCGTTGCTGGAGCTCCCCTGCCGCCCCCACACCCCTTCCAGGGGGCACCAGCGCCGCAGCCTGCCGTCAATGCCGGCGAGGTGCCGCGACCAGCGCAGGCGGCGCCGCCAGTGGTGGGCGATTTACCCATGCCAAACGACCCCGAGACGAAGTCGACATTCACCCCGGAAACATGGGCGGCCCTGCCGCCGGCCATGAAAAAAGCGT